AATATCAAAATATTGTAATATATATCTATGAGTCTCTTTGTTATTTCGACTGTCGCAGATATCAAGAACATGGCGGGCATTCCACACACAAATGCAGTGAGAAATGTCTCCGGTAGTGCAGTATTCGGTTTCAGAAAACTCCCAGTTGCTGCAAAGGTAGCCCTCGCAATTGATTTCCATATGCGTCACACGGATGGTATCATTTTTGATGAAAATCTCATGACGCCTATTTATAATTTATCTAAAGGAGATCACATCACATTGAATACCCGAACGAGTTTTAATAATTTAAATCGCCCATTCGAACGGGTTACACTCGCCCGCGTAAAAGAAGATGAAATTGTCAATTATGCATCTGCCATACAAATATCAGTGATCGTGCTAGGTGAAGAAAAAAACAGAATATATGTTGAGGATATTTTATCACCTGCTAGATCAGTGGAATTCTCGGCTGGTTACTTGGACTATATTTACAACGAAAAAGAGTATTCCCCGTGAATGTGTTATATCGTCACTTCGTTGATTATAAGCAAGACATATATTCGTATTTAATATAATTAATGCCTCGTAAATGCACGTGTGAAATGGTTATCCGATTTATGGACTTCCGGATGATACAAAACCGACATGGTGTAAGAATTGTAAACCTAATGATGCGATCGATGTCTTGCATAAAAAATGCAAGTGTGGAAAATCTCAACCAGTCTTTGGTCTTCCGGGACAAACTGCTGAATGGTGTTCGAAATGTAAACCGGAAAATGCGATCAATGTTGTCAGCCCTGTATGTCCCGGATACGACGGCGTTCCATGCCCCGTCAGAACATATGTCAGAAATGGAAAAGCTTATTGTCTCTCGTGCGACCCGGACGAGTCACGGCGCTTACCTCGAAAGAAAGACGAGCACGCGTTCTTTTGCTTCCTCGAAAAGCACGACATTGAAGTCACCCAACGAGAATACCGCATCGATTACAGGTGCGTCGACACGTCAAAGTCTCACGCGTTCGTCGACGGTATCATCATCACGCCGGACATCGTGGTGTGTCTCGAAGTCGACGAAGACGCGCATAAATCGTATACTTGCGATGAGGCACGAACAAATTTTGCGAGCACCGAGTTGCTTCTCGCGTTTCCGGAGCATCACATTGCGTGGGTTCGCGTGAACCCAACGATAGACAACTTCGACCGCAGTGACAAGGCGTTATGTCTTCGTGACGAGCGATACTTCGAGGCTGTTTTGTCGATACGAGATTTGATACAGAATTCAAGAACCGATATAATGTATGTCGGATATCCTACCATATCGACAATGTAAATGTATAAAATTTTTGTGACGTTATTGTAAGCATTTATTATGTTTCTCAAACTCCCTATGGGGACGAGGGCGATGCACCTATCAAAAGTTCACAAGGATGCTTTTTTAGCAGGTGTAATCTCACTAGGCGTTGACATAACACTTCAAAAGATGGCTAGAAAACCAATAGACTTCAAAAGAACTTCCCGTCTCGTTTCTTTTTCTATTTTAAGCACGTATCCACAAGCAAAATATTTTAATATGTTGGACTCTTTTTTTAATAAAAAAACTCTACAGTCTGCAATAAACAAGACCATTGTGAATCAGATTTTTTTTGCGCCCATTAACATTTCTTGTGCGATCGTGTGGAATTTATTTTTTGAATCAAAACCAGAACTCATAGCCCCCAAGTTGAAATCATCTGTTACGCCATCGCTCGTTGAAGGTTCGTCATACTGGATTCCCGTGAACATCATTGCTTTTTCTTTGATCCCCGAATATCATCGAATTATGTTTTTTAAGCTTTGTGGAATTCCGTACAAGTTTTTGTTCGCCAAAAGAGTTTTTAACAAGTAATTACTCATATCAACAATTTAAAATATATAAGCATGACTTTCATGACACTTTTATAATGTTTCACGAAGTTCCCGGCATAGTTTCGAAAAATGGACTACGATACGAAATTTCCGACGAGTGGATCGTGGTTTCTATATCTAAAAAAGGAAACCGAACGATATTGAAACCGAACATATAAGACGTCGATTGCTTCATTCTATAACAAAAAATACGATTACCACGCGACTCGCATCAGCGCTATCGAGTACGTTCGAGCACGTGGGTATCCCGAGGCGACATTGGACGAACTGAACGCGATGATCCTGGTGATGGAGCGCTACAACAAACCTGCAAACTTGTACGACCGCACGTGGATTCGCGCGCATTTCGAAAAATAATAATTATATAACATATAATATAGCATGCTAAAAGAAATCACAGCATTCGCCAAAAAACATTGGGTGGTTATTCTCGCTATACTCGCGATCGTAATTATAGGGTTCATCGTTCTTGGCAAAAAGAAAGAAAACATGTATGATTATGAGATAGCGGGGTGCTCAACATGTGATGCCGGCGACGCAGGTGTCCTCCTTGATACCGAACAAGAGATGTATCACATGCCAGACAATTATTATGGTGACGAATCCGCAGCGCCCGCAGATAGCGATCAGTTAGTTTTATTGAACCCAGATGAAACCGGTGCGATTGTAACTGATCGTGAGGATTCGCTTGAGGCCGTGGTGTATGATGATAGAGAAAACTCAGAATATGCCTTTGCAGAAGAAGTTGCCGCAGATCTAGAAGAAGATGTCGTATACGATGATTCTGAATTAGATAATGTTGATGAAAACGAGGTAGCAGAGGATGTTGCTGAAGGAGAAGATGATTTACAACTGATTCCGCTAGACGAATCTTATGAAACTGAGTTCACATTACTGTAATATCTTCGCTTACAACCCAAGAACCACGTCTATACATTATACTCACTTTCGAAGCCTTGTAAATAACATAGTTCATAAAAACGAATAGGGCAAATACACAAATAATCATTTAAGAAACTGATATGTACATTTTCTTAAATTCATCATGGTGAAACCAAAAGTAAATAAAAAAATCACCAGTGAAAATGAAATCACAGGGGACACTGAAATCGCAGGGGGTGCTGAAATCGCAGGGGGTGCTGAAATCGCAGGGGGTGCTGAAATCGCAGGGGGTGCTGAACCATCTAAAGAGACAGCGAACTTACAACAATATACCATAGGAAAGGGTGACGCTACATCATTGTTTGGCTTTTTCAGAAGAAAAAATACGCCAAAAAATTTTGACGATATGGCATTACGTCTTATTGAAGAAGGAAAATTAAAATACGACGAACACGAAGTATTAACCATGGTAAAAAAACGTCTTTTACCATTCGATGAATACCAAGAACTTATAGCCGATAAGCATAACGATCTTAGCAGAGGCTTCAAATTCGGTGCACAAATTTTTATTTCATTGGCAGTTACTTCTTTTTGCATGGCGATGATAGTTGTTAAGAGCGGTGAAGGAGACAAAGGTATTTATGAAGGTATTTATCTCCCGATTATTTCTGGAATTCTTGGTTATTGGTTACCTAATCCCGATTATTCCAGAATATTACCAAAAAAACATAGTACTAAAATACCCTCGAAACCTAAAACTTAAGTAAATACCAAAATATTAGTCATATCAACAAACTATTATATATAAGGCAATGGTGTATTTATATTTTAAATAATGTATACGCTAATCAAACTCACGAGTGAATACACCTCCCGTGCTATTTCATTCACATCTAGAAATTTTGTGGCGTCAGAGCCCACGTCAATTGCCCTCAAACTCACCAAATGTGACTTCGCGACGTCGTTTCAAAACATTATGAAACAATGCGTCGATTATGGTCACTCGTTTGCGGTTGTAGATGCCGATGATAACATTAAGGCGCAAATTCTTAACATTCCTTACGATGCTTATGAAAATATGCACTATGGTAATATTCGAGAAACAGACCCTCTGTTCGATCTCTTTGGAAATCTTGATTTTTACACACCAGACGATAAATGTATGTACGTGTTCGCTATCGGTTCGGAAGTTACAGGCAAAGGTCTTGCAACTAAACTTCTCGAAAAAACTATTGAAGAATCCTCTTCACATGGTTTCAAGTATATTTACGGGGATTGTACAAACATCATCTCGCAAAATATGTTTGAAAAGCACGGGTTTGAAACAGTCGCATCCGTAAAGTACAAGGGTTATCAATACGGAATTATGAGGCCTTTTGATTCGATTAATTGTACAGAATATATCAAGCGTATGGTGAAAACCATGTAATCAAGATTATTTAACTTTACTACCAACATTTCGTATTTCTTTTTTTACAGCATCAACCGCACGATTGACAAATCCTCTTGTTTCCACGGGGTATTTATACACCAAATTTGTCCCAGCGGCATAGTTCTTTAACGCTTCTGCACCAGACACTTTTTCATTCTTCTTATGACCTGGTAGATTTTCGGTTTTAAAATCGTCCACCAGCTCCTTCGCAAACTTTGGTTGAATTACTTCAGCGTTTGTTTCTAATGACGTCGTTGCATCGTTTATGAATTTCTTAGCGTATTTATTCAGGGGAGTTTTCATAAGATTACCAGACGGATCTTTTTCATGAACTTTATCGTCTTCTACATGTATTGCTTTTTCTCCACCGGGTTTTATGGCACCTGTTCCTTTAGTGTGGCGAAATATCAATGCGGGGATGTTCTCGGGGTGAAATTCTCCATTGAGTTCCCGTTGAAACTGTGGTGATTGTAGTGCTCTGTAAATGACCGTGCGAGTATCTCCATCTGGAACCGTGAGATTGAACGTGATTTGCTTCTGGTCAATGTATTTGCCAATAACGGTGTTGTGGTCCCCGGGGACTGTGATGTTTGTATTGCCAATTGCTCTCTTTACATCTTCTTCCCACACGAAATTTCTTGATTCCGATTTCATCTCATGACCGCAAGATGTTTTCTTATGCCGAGAAGCATTACCAGGGAGTATTGTTTTGTATCCACAACCACACATGTAAAAGGTTGTTTTGTAGGTATCAAAGTCTTCCATATCTACTATATGGTCTTACAAGTTACTTAAGTTATTTT